AAAAGAAGTACGGCTATCAAGAAGGTGGTGCAGTTCAAGATTCTAGTATGATGATGCAAGCTAATCCTTTCGTACCTTTTGATCAAAGACCTCCAAGTTCTGGTGAAATGATGTCACCAATACCAAGTGGTATGGAGCAGGGTGATATGATGAGAATTATTAGAGATGAAAGAGAAGTATTAGATATGGAAGATGCTGAACTTCTTAGACAAAAAGGAAAAAACTTTTTTGAGAAGCTTAGGTTAGATTCACTACAAAGCAAAATATTAGATTCTTTAATGCAGTTAGATAGCGGTAGAATAGAGAGATTACCAGCAGATACTTCTGGCTTTACCCCTATTGTACCAATGTTTAAACCTGAAGGCATGGGTATTTAATGGATCAAGATCCAAGAGCAAAACAAAACGATGAGTTGTATCGTCAGTGGCGAGATGCTCGTTCTGAATGGGATACAGAAGCTAGAAGAGATATAGACTTTTATCTTGGTAATCACTTTACCAATGATGAGTCTGATGAACTAGCACAACGTAATCAAGCTGATATACCTATGGATAGGGTATCCTCAGCAATAGAAAAATTTAAAGCAGTATTAACATCTAGAGCTCCAGCATTTACAATCGTACCCAGAGAAGATTCTGATGTACAAGTAGCCAACTTATGGAGAACTATCATGGGGTATATATGGCAGAACTCTGATGGTGATTGGCAAATGAAGCAAGCAATACAAGATTATGCTGTTACTGGTATGGGTTATATGTATGCTTATATTGATAGGGAATCAGATTTCGGTAGAGGTGATGTCAAGTTCACTTATTTAGACCCTTTTAGAGTTTACGCATCTCCCAGCTCAAGAGATCGGTGGTTCAGTGATTCGGATGGTCTTATCCTTTCTACCATCCTTACTGGTGAGCAGGTCGTTAACCTCTACCCTGAATTAAATGATAGTGTAGATCCAGCAACTGGAGAAGAGATACCCGGATTGATAAGACAACTATCTGGTTTTACATACGATGAAGAAGATTACCCATCTTCTCAAAATAGAAATTCAATGAATGTGTTTACTCCATCAGAAGTAAAAGATAAAGATTATTTTGAAGTTCAGAAATATCAGATATTAGAACGATTTTACAAGATAAAAGTTCCTTTCTATCGTATTATAGATATGAAATCTCAAGAAGAAGAAATACTATCTCAAGAAGAATATGAAAAGTTTGTATTTGAAAACTCTGAAGCAATGGAGATAGGTGCATTTACAGCAATACAAGTATTACAAACTAGGGTAAAAGTTTGTGCTAGTCTAGGTGAAGTGGTATTGTATGAACAGATTTTAAATACTGACGAGTATCCAATAGTCCCGCTACCGAATATCTGGACATCCACGCCATATCCCAAGAGCGATGTATCCAGAGCTAGACCAATGCAGAGATTATTAAACAAGCTTTGGTCTTTAGCCCTTTCACATGCCCAAGCATCTGCGGGACTAAAACTTCTAGTACCATTAGGTAGTGTAGATGATATTGATCAATTAGAAAAAGATTGGGCAAATCCAAATGCAGTAATAGAAGTTGACTCTTCACAGGGAGAACCACATTATCCAGCACCACAACCACTAGCTGGAGAGTTCTATAGATTGATACAACAGTCAGAGTTTTACATAGATTTTATCTTTGGTCTGCCAGAAATGATGCATGGCTTTGCAGATAAAGCACCTGAGACAGTCAGAGCGACAGAGAGAATGATTGCACTAGGTAGTGAAAGACCTAAATCTAAATTAAGAGATGTTGAATTTAGTATTAACAAACTTGGTAAGGTTCTTTATAATTTATCCAAAGGACATTACACTTATAAGAAGATTTTTAAGTTAGCTCAACCTAATAATAATATTACAGAGGTCATGGCTAATTTTTATACAGATGTAAGTGGTGCAGTTTTAGATCTTAAAAAAGATAGGCACTTACTTGATCAACATGATATTAGAATCGAATCCGGCTCTACTATGCCTTCTAATAAATATGCAGAACTTTCTGTATATCTTGAGGCATTTCAAATGGGCATTGTGGATCGCTATGAGGTTCTTAAAAAGAACCCAGAAATATTTGATAAGGAAGGTGTAATGCGTAGAACCGAAGAAAAGCAATTAATGCAACAACAAATGCAGGCTATGCAAGAACAAATAAAGAATTTGCAAGGTGACTTGCAGACAGCCCAAAGAGAGTCTGTCAGTGATAGAAAAAGAGTTGAGGTCGAGAAGTTTAAATCTAGACTTAACGAAATCAATTCTGAATCTAAAGCTGATAGAAGGGTACAACGTAGCAAACTAGAAAACGAGGTGAAGCTCGAGGTGGAGAAATTAGCTGGTAATCTGAAAGATGTTCAGAGAGAAGTTAGTTCCACTCCAAAAGCCTAACGAGACATCAAAGGAGAATATATGTCTACATTAGAACAACAGGAAACAAGTATCGAAAGCGGAATACAAGGCGGTAATGAAGCCTTCGTGGAAGATATCGTCAATGAACAATCCATCCAAGAAGAGGTGGATACAACTCAACAGGAGTTTCAAGAACAAGCCCCTGCTGTAGATTACGAAGCAGAAGCAAAGAAGTTTCAATCTATGTATGATCGTGCTCAAGCCGAGAATGCAAAGTTGCAACAAGGTGCTCAACTACTTCAATTACTAGAGCAAAGACCTGATCTTGTAAAAACTCTTGAAGACGGTATAGCTAACCCACAGGGTCAAAACCAGAGCACTCAAGAAGTAGCTCCCGCTGTTGATGACTTTAATCCTTGGGATGCCTTTACAAATGATAACTCTGAATCAGGTAAATATGTTAATCAAAAGATTAATAGCAAAGTTGATCAGTTAGTATCTGAAAGGTTAGCCCAGCAACAGCGACAGATGCAGGCTGAGATGCAAATGCAAAATACGGTAAATGAATTACGAGGAACATATAAGTTGTCAGATAATGACATCCAAGACTTCTTGCAGTTTACTACCCAACCAAAGGAGCAAGTAGGTTTAAATAACTTAGTAAAGCTCTGGCAGATGCAAAGCGGTACTTCTGTTGCGAACAACGATACAATGGAAGCGGTAAATGCGGCTAAACAAGCACCCAGAACTGCTGGTGTACTTCAAGGACAAGCTCCTCAGTCTCCAAAGACTGATTCGGACAAAGTATTTGATAACATCATGGGTTCTGGTAGTGGAGCGGCTTTACCATAATAATAAACACATACTAAGAGGTATATAAATGGCAATATCATATAATACTGGATCATTAAAATCCAGCGATATTACAGCTACTACTTCTGATGCTGGTGTAGGGCAAAGACCCGATAGAAGACGAATTTTTAATTTCGGTGACAGAGTTGCCGAATTGACTCCTGAGGAGTCACCATTCTTCGTCTATCTAAATAGGGTTTCTAAAGCACCTACCGATGACCCAGTCTTCCGCTATCTAGAAAACCGAAATAAAATCAGCTTTACAGATCGTTCTTTTCTGTTAGCGGCTGATGTCAATAGCGGTTCTGCTGTATCAGCAGGTTCTTCGTATTCATTTACTGTAGATACTGCGGGTGGAGCGGCTGTTGAATATTTGGTTAAGGGAATGGTTTTTGCAGTAAATACCGTAGGTAATGCAACACCAGACTCTGACGATACAAATGGCTATGGTCAAGCGTTGGTAAGAGTAGATTCAGCAATTTCTCATGGATCAAGTTCGTCTTCTTTCACAGGAAAGATTATTGACGTATCTAATTCAGGAGTTTCAGGTTATAATGTTTTAGAAGACAATGACCCAGCACAAATCATTGGAACTTCATACGAAGAAGGTTCTGGTTCTCCAGATGTTTTTTCAAGTGAAATTGAAGATGGATTTGGCTATACTCAGATCTTTAAAACAGCGGCTGAAATGACAAACACAGCATACGCTACACGCTATCGTGGTTATCCCGATGAGTGGAGTCGTATCTGGGCTACTAAGCTCAGAGAGCATAAGATTGACATTGAAAGAGCTATGCTTTTCGGTCAAAAAGCTCGTGTTGGTGGTATTCAGTACTCTGAAGGTCTAGTAGGGCACATTGTAAAAAATGTTAATCCTGTTGCAAACGATGCGGCTTTCAGTTATTCTTCTGGAAGTGCTTATCATAGAACTGTAGCACAGTCTGAGATGACTTACGATAGATTACTTAGTGATCTTGAAGTAATTTTTGATCCGGCTCGTGGTGGTGCTTCTGATAAGTTAGTACTTTGCTCACTACCAGTAATTACATTCTTTAACAAGTTAGGTGCAGATGCTTTCCTAAATCAGTCTTTACAGTCTGGTTCTTCAACCGCTGTTAACACTGGTGCATCTCTTGCTCGTTATAATATGTCTGAAAGACAAGGTGCTTTTGGTCATAGCATAATGGTAATTGATACAATTCATGGAAGACTAAACCTAGTTAAAGAACCTCTATTTAGAGGTATTGCTTCTGGCTTTATGTTAATGGCTGATATGAGTCAATTAGCTTACAGACCTTTAATTGGTAACGGTATTAATCGTGATACACAAGTAATGACTAACGTACAATCTGCTGATGAAGATCTAAGGAAAGACATGATCTTAACTGAAGCAGGTCTAGAAGTTACTCTTTCTGAGTCTCACGCATTGTACAACCTAGAAGGAGTATAAGATGAGATCAGATAGTCTAAATAAATCAAGTGGTTCTTACTTAGAAAAATCTGGAGTTAAGCCAAATCACGCACAATATATAAATTCATCTACAGCTACATTTGATGCTTCAGATATAGGCTCAGATCATATTTTAAATGTTGATTGCGTAATTACACTACCAGCTACTTCTGCTGGAGCAGTTTTTACTTGCATTGCTGGTGCTGACGATGTTGAAATAACACTTAGCCCAAATTCTAGTGATAAGATTGCTGGTGGTTGCGGATTAGCGGCTCAATCTGATAATAAAGACCTAATTTACTCTAATGGTAAAGAAGGCGATTGTGTTCAGGTAATAGGCGATGGATCTGCTGGTTGGTACGTTTCTTATCTTTCTAGTTCAGGTAACGTATCCATAGAATCTTAATCCGAATACATAAGGATAACAGTTTATAGTACTGTGGGGAGGTTCAATAAAAGTTCCTCCCCAAAACTATGAAAGAATTAATTATGAAAAAGAAATGTATACATTGTAACCATCCTAATGAAGAAGGGTGGTTTTATTGTAAGAAGTGCGGTAAGAAAGCTTCAGAGAGCATATTTACTACAAATATGTATATGATGTCTGATATGGGTAAACGTACAGATGTAGAAATATCTGCACAAAGCATGGATCAAAATGCAAAAGAGATGAGAGAAAGACTTTATGGCAACATTTGAAGCACAGGTAGAATCATTAGCTTCTATTGCTATAAGTGGTAGTAGCACACCAAATCAAACACAGCTTACACAGTTTTTAACAGATGGTGCTAAGGAGATTATAAATTCTTTGCCTAAAAGTTTATTAGAGGATTGTGCTGACGTTACAACGCTAAATGGTTCTAGTCCTAAATTGACACTTGTGAATCAAAAAGGTTTAATATTAGCAGTACTTAGAAATGATCAAGTAATAGATCAACCATGTAGATTTGTTTCTACTTATTTAAGAGGTAAAGTTCAAGATAGTAGTGAAATGGATTTTGCAACAAAAACAGATCCAGCATATCTAATATATGATAATGAATTAGAAGTTTATCCAGCTCCTGATAATTCAGAAAACGCTAAAGTTCTTCATGTTGTGTTTCCATCTGTAGCTTTTGGAGATAGTGCAATAGCTAACTTTCCAAGTGAAGCAGAATATTTGGTGGTTATATATGCTACAATAAAAAGTTTAGAAGCATTATATAGTGGAGAAGAAGATATAGAGTTGTATATTCCAATCATAAATCAATTAAAAGAAGATTATAAATCTGGGTTAGCTCAACTAGTGAGGTAGTATGTCACACTCAATACATACATTAACAGTAAAGCAAATTATAAGTAGGGTTAGGCAGGTATTTCCAGATGCACCTGAAACTTATATTATGTCACTTATTAATGATGCTGTAAATGAAATAGGTCAGTACTCTCAAAAATCTATATCTGCTAAGATAGATTTAGAATCAGGTAAGATGTTTTATGGCATTGGCGATAGTGACTCTGATTCTTCTAATGAAAAACTAGGAGTTAATAAAATTTATAGAGTAGATATTCTTGATGATGATGGTGATTATATAAGAATACCTAGAGTATTAGATGGTGAACCTTTACAATTTGACATTGCATCTGAAAGTGCAATAAACGTACCAGAATAATGGCATTAGCACAAGAAGTAACAAAAATAGTATGCAGACCTGATGAGAGTGGAAATAAACAAAGTACATATTTTTTTATTAATGCTATTGAGGTAGATGCAACTACAGACGTAGGATTTAAAACAGTAGAATATTATGTTTGGTTTGATGTTTCTAGTGGAGGCTCAGATCCATCTCTATCTGGTAAAACAGGTATAGAAGTAAATATATCCACAGATGATAATGCGGCTACAGTTGCGACAGCGGTAAAAAATGCATTAGATGCCTTGTCTAATTTTTCAGCATCTATTTCTAGCAATGAAGTTACAGTGACAAACACAAACAGAGGTAGTGTTACAGATGCTTCTGATTTTAATAGTACGCATACAATATCTACAACTACACAAGGTACTGGTCAACTAGCTGGTAATATAAAGTATCCTGAAGCTAGTGTTAATTATTTTATTCGTGGTGATCACATGGGTATTATTACAAACTATGATTCAGAAAGTGAAACGAGAACAGCTAGAAAATCTTACACTGCGATAGATCATAATATTGTCAATGGTCTTTTGATACATTACTATGGAAATCCTAAAAGAGTAACTGCAATTACAGATACTCCAGATGTAGATAATTTATTTCATTCTGCTATTGTAGATTATGTGAAAAAATGCTTATATATGGATAAGGCTGGAACGGCAAGTGACGGCAATATAGCACAAGTTTCTATGGGACTAATGGCACAACATGAAAGAAAATTTAATAATGCCGTAAAAAAATATGGAGCAAGAAAAAGAAGTAAGACTGGTGGAACTAGAGCAGTAGTCCCAGCAGATTTTAAATAATAGTTAATTTGCCTTAATGGCGGTGGTGGAGGAAGTCAAGGAGTAATCAATGGCTAATATTAACAAGTTTACAACAAAAGAAATATTAAATAAGGTACTTTTAGATTCATCTGGCAATTCAGTTGCCGCATTTTCACACACAACTCAAGAAGCGTTAAACGCTGTATTAGATTCTACAAATAGTAGATTGAACGTATCACTAGTAGGTGGTACAATGTCTGGTGATGTTACTATAAGTGGTGACTTAACTGTTCAAGGTAGTAGTACTAATGCAACGTATGATGAAATTATACAAGGAGCATTACAGATTACTGCTTCAAGTGCTTTTATTGATGTAACAGATACAGATAGTAGTTTAAATGTAAAAATTCAAAGTGGTGATAGTATTGGTGCTATAGGTACTAGTACAAATCACCCATTAAGTATTAGAACAGATAATACTGATAGGATAGTTCTCGACAGCAACTCTCGCATTAGTCTTGGTAATAATACTTCATTTGATAGTGGTACAAGTAATATAGTATTTGGAAAATCTATAGGAAATATAGATGCTGGTTCAAATTACAATGTTTTTATTGGCGAAGATGTTGCTAGTGATGCAACATTATCTGATGCCGCAAATAATGTTATAATTGGATACCAAGCAGGTGAAGATTTAGCAACTGCTGATAGTTCAGTATTTATTGGTTATCAAGCAGGAAAAGAACACGGTGGTGGTGGTTCAAATATAGCGATTGGTAGTGCCGCTTTTGCCAATTCAAATGCTGGAAATGTTTATAGTAACACTTTTATAGGTACTAATTCAGGAGGTGGTAATTGGGCTTCAGCTTCAGTTTCTAATGTTGCAGTAGGTCAAAATACTTTATATGGTAATTTAGATAATGTAACTGGTGTAGTTGCAATTGGTACTTCTGCATTAGCGGCATTTACTTCAGGCAATAGGTCAGTAGCTATTGGATATCAAGCTGGTAACACAGCAACAACAATAGATTATACAACAATAGTTGGTTATCAAGCTGGTTTAAAATTATTAGACTCAGAGCAAAATACATTAGTAGGATATACAGCTGGATATTCTTTAGGGTCAGACCAAGCTGATAATAATACTTTTATGGGTTCTGGTGCTGGTGCAAATGGAGATTATAGTACTACAAATAATAATACTGCTAATAATAATGTCGGTATTGGTAAATCATCAATGGGTGGTTCTCAAGGTTCAGGTAGTAGTTTTAATTTTACTGGTACTAATAATGTAGCAGTTGGAGCAAATAGTTTAAAAGTAATTACTTCAGGTAATAATAATGTTGCTATGGGTATTAGCACTTTAGAAAGTATAACAACTGGAGAAGATAATGTTGCTATAGGCGAATACGCATTACAAAATGCTGGTGCTGGAGAATTAAGTAATACTGCTATTGGTTCTTTAGCAATGCAGAATATGGATGAAGGTACAAATGGAAATATTAATTATAATATTGCAGTAGGTAGAAATGCTTTATCGGGAGCAGACTTAGGGACTAGCTCAACAGATATACAACATAATATTGCTATTGGAACTGATTCTTTAAGATTAGTTGGTGGAGATGCTCAAGAAGGTACAGTAGCAATAGGTAGACAAGCACTTACTGCTCTTACTTCAGGTGCTCAAAATACTGCGGTAGGATTTGAGGCTGGAAGGTCTTTAAATACTGGTGGGTATAATACTTTTCTTGGCTATGAGGCTGGAGAAAATGTTACAGATAGACTATACAACGTCGCTATAGGTACACAAGCAATGAGGTCTGGTGGTGCAAATAGTATGGTTGCTATCGGTTATGGAGCATTAGATGCAACAAATAATACAGGTGCTTTAGGTGCAATTGGTATCGGTCACGCTGCTTTAGGTGGTTTAACTTCGGGTGCTGGTAATGTAGCAGTTGGTTATGCTAGTGGAGGAGGTATAACAACAGGACACAGCAATACTTTTCTAGGTTATGGGGCAGGTTCTACTTTTGATGCTGGTGAGTCAAGTATGACTGCAGTTGGTAATAATGCAATGGGTTCTGCTAACAATGACAGTTCTTCAAATTGCGTAGCTATAGGTGTAAATGCTTTAAAAGGTGGTACTGGTGTTATAACAAATAATATTGCTATAGGTAAAGATTCTATGTCTAGTACCTCTAATAGAAGCGTTAATGCAAATGTTGCTATTGGAATAAATGCAATGGACTCAACTTTTGGTGGTACTGTTACAGATTGTATTGCTATAGGTAGGGATTCAATGCACCACGATTCAAATCAATTAAGTGGTGTAACTGGTTCTATAGGAATTGGAGGATATTCTTTACAGTCTTTAACCACAGGCGATGATAATGTTGCTGTAGGTTATGAATCGGGAAAATCAATTTCGTCAGACACAAGAGTTGTTGCAATTGGTTCTGGTGCTTTTTCAGCTAACGACACAACTAATGGACATTCAGGAACTGCTTCTGAAGGTAGTGGTAACATAGCGATTGGTTATAAATCAATGAATGCTCTTAATGGTATGAGTTCCCTTAGAAATACTGCTATAGGTTATGAAACAATGCTTACTCCAGCCGCTGTAAGTATAACAGATAATACTGCTTTAGGATTTAGAGCATTAAAAAGCATTAACAATAATTCAGGAGATAGTAATACTGCTATAGGTTCAAAAGCATTGGAAGCTTTAACAAGTGCAAGTAATAATGTTGCAGTTGGTTCAAATGCTTTACTATCAGCAACTATTGGAAGCGATAATGTAGCACTTGGTTATAACGCTTTATATTCTGACGATGTTGGTAGTAGAACAATCGCTATAGGTAGCCATTCATTATATACTCAAAATATGGATTCAGATTTTGAAATTTCTAATATTGGTATTGGATATTATGCTGGATATCACAATGTAACTGGAATCCAGAACACCTCAATGGGATATCAAGCAATGCAAGGTGCAAGTGGAGAATCTAATTCAAATAATACAGCGATTGGTTATCAAAGTTTATTAAACATCACAGATGCTGATCAAATTACTGCTGTTGGAAATAAATCAGCAGGTAGTAACACAAGCGGTATTAGAAATATTGCGATTGGAAGTAATGCTTTATTTTTTAATCAAACTGGTAACTATAATACTGCGGTTGGAACAAGTAGTATGGAAGGTGCATCGGGGCAAAATCATTCTAATAATACTGCTTTAGGGTATCAAAGTTTAAAAAATGTTAAAACTGGTAGTAATAATGTTGTAGTTGGTTATCAATCTGGAGATGCTATTACTATTGGTGGCAATAATGTTTTGATGGGTCACAATGCTGGTAGTGCAATGGTAGAGGATAGAAATTGCGTAGCTATTGGGTATCAAGCATTAATTCAATCTAATGGCGGTGGTTCAGATGGTTCTGCTACAGATACAAATAATACTGCTGTTGGGGCTAACGCAGGAGATGCTTTGACTAACGGAGCAAATAATACATTTTTAGGTGCTAATACAGATGGTTCAGGTGGAAGTGCAGTCAACCAAACTGTAATTGGTACTGGTGCAGTTGGAACAGGAAACAATGAAATTGCTTTAGGAAATACAAGTGTATCAGCTATTAAAGCACAGGTTACAAGTATTACTGCATATTCTTCTGATGAAAGAACAAAGAAAGATATAAAAGATTATGATTTAAAAGGATTAGACTTTGTAGATGAGTTACAATTAAAAACATATATTTACAAAAATCCAGCAGATTTTCCAGATGAAATAAGAAGTTCAAAGTGGGATGAAGATGATGCTGAAAGACCAGAAGATCCAACTGAAGTTCAGGTTGGATTAATTGCACAAGAAGTAGAAGCGGCTCTTTCAAAGCACGGAATTAGTAATACAGAAACTTATGCTCCTACTCAAGAAAGTGGTATAAAAACTTTAACTTATGGAAATCTTATTTTTCCTTTAATTAAAGCAGTTCAAGAGTTATCTGCAAGAGTAAAAGAATTAGAATCAAAGTAGATTTTAACTAACAAACAAAGGAGCTAAATAATGGCTAAAAAAGAAAAAGAACAAAAGCCTGTTTTAACTTTCGATGACAAAGAGTATATCATTGAAGATATGACAGATGAACAAAAAGCACTTCTTAACCACATTAATGACTTACAGAATAAGATAAACTCTATGCAGTTTAACTTAGACCAAGTAAGTGTTGGTAAAGATGCTTTCATAGAAAAACTTCGTGAGGCTCTTATTAAAGATAAAGAAGAGGAAGCTGAATCGTAAGCTATGATTATAAGAAAGAGTAGTCAAGGTCATCGAATTAGGTTACATCGTAACACAACTCCTAATGCTGTACGCACTAAAACGTATGCAGACGGTACTGTCGAAACCTTGACTTACCCTTCTCGTTATGATTACTTTGTTGAAGTAGATGGTGAAGTTGTAAAACGCTCTAATAATTTTGAAACAATAGAAGAATACTATGTAGATGAATGTGCTAAATTATATAATAATGGACACGGAAGATTAATAGTAGGTAAGCATCAAGTAATAGGTGGTATTGCTACGTTACAATCTGAGTTTCCTGATGAATCAAATACTAAAGCAGAAATAAAAGCGTGGTATGATTTGCGTAGTATTAGTTATAGTGATAATGAAACTAAAGCAGAATTACTATCTAGAATTGTAGAAAATTTTAACGCAAAACATATAAAGAAATAATTATGAGTTTATATAAATATACAGAAAGAGAAGCAAGTAATCTTTTAATAGGACAAAATGGGTTTGACGTAATAGCTGAGCACGATACAAATTATTCTAACCCTAGTAGTACAAATCATTCTTGGATAGCTATACAAGCTTTAGGAAAAGATAGTAGTGGGACAACAGAATTTTTAAAATTAAAAGTACAATCTAACGTAGGTGATGATATATCTTCATTTATTTATTTAATACCCGGAGAAATATTTTATGGTAATTTTTCTGGAGTTTTAAACCACACAGATTCTACAGCAGTATGCATAGCTTACAGAGGGTAAGAAGAACAAAAAGGATAATTAGGAGAAATAATATGAAAAATCCTTTAGCAACATTTTATGGATGGCAAGTTAATTCAGGGGCATTAGATGGGTGGACATCTTACCATATAGCCGCTGGTTTATTTATAGCAAAAGTGGCACAATGGTTAGGTGCATCAGATTTATGGGCTGTTTTATGGGTTGTTATAATTGGTATAGCTTGGGAAATATTTGAGGTATATGTAGAAGGAACAGAAGAAACATACGGTACAAAACAACGATGGGCAATAAATACAGCATCAGATCTTTTTGTAGAAATAGGTGCGGCTTGGTGGATGGTAATATGAACGAAGACTGGAAAGATTATATATCTATCGTAGCATTTTTAGTTATAGTATTAGGTGGATTGATAATTCTTGGTAGTTGTAACGGCGGTTGGTCTGTGGCAGGATTAGATATATCTTCATCAGATTCTTTGTATACAGATTTTATGATTATTATAGATCAAGATAGCGTTCAACATTGGTATGAAAGGACTACCGTTTACGGTGGCATATTAATTGGAGATAATTGGTGTTATAAACATAATCAATGGGAAAACGTAGAGAAAAAGTGAGTGAGAAGCCAAAAACATATCGGAGTTATGGGGTGGCAAAAATTGATGATAATTTTTCTATTAGTCTTAACATTAAATGGCTTGTTCAAATTATTTTTGGAGTTGCTTTTATTGTGCTTGGCTACTTACGCATTGAAAATAGACTTGCAGAACTTGAGCGAAGAATGGAACTTGCTGACAGCCAAATATTAGAACTTGTAGAACAAAATCAAATAGAAGAACAAAAAGAGCGTGAGGCAATGGAAGAACGTATTAGTTTTTTTGAAAAAGAATTAAATTTGAATCCGTTTTCATGGAAAAAAAGAAAGAAAAAATAAAAAATGGAATTTATGGAAGTGTACGCAGAAGGGGGTATGATCGCTGTCGCAGGGCTTTTGCTAGTGTATATGGTATTCTCTATGAACAAAAGAGGGTCGGAGCAGGCAGAAAGTTTGGCAGACCTAAAAACAGAAAATAGAGGTCAAAGTGAAACACTCGAAAATATGGAGAGTATGGTTATTAAACTTATTAGCCGTTGGAATCAAAGTGACGACAAGCTGGACAGAAAGTTTGATTCAATTACGAAGGAGATTAATGATCTGGATAATCAAATATCGGAAATAAAAGGTGTTATTAGTAGATTAAATGGAAAGCATTAGGAGATAATATGCCAAAAAAGAAAGATCCAAGATTAGCTAGAGCAGGTGTATCTGCATATAACAAGCCTAAAAGAACTCCCGGACACCCTAAGAAGTCACATGTAGTTGTGGCTAAGGTAGGTGATAAAGTAAAGACAATTCGTTTTGGACAACAAGGCGTAAAGACTAATCAAACAGTAGGACAACGTAAGGCATTTAAAAGTCGCCATGCAAAAAATATAGCTAAAGGCAAGCTCAGTGCCGCCTATTGGGCAAATCGAGTTAAGTGGAGTCCTAGTAAAACTAAATCTAAATCTATGAAATGGAAGAAAGGTAGTTAAATGAATAAAAAAGTAAAAGCACCTAACGGTTATCATTGGATGAAAGCTGGTAAGGGTTTTAAATTAATGAAGAATCCTAAAGGTGGATACAAAGCACATAAAGGTTCTAGCTTGATGGCATCTTTTAAAGTACAAATGACACATAAGAAGAAGTGATGGCTAAGAAAGTAAGTTGGATGTGGGGCGGTACGAGACATTACGGCACACTAATAAGAGAAACTAAAACACATAAGTTTGCTAGAACAAAAAATGGTAAAGTAAAAAAGATAAAAAAGTAATGGCTAAGACAGCAAAAAAGACTAACGAAAAAATGTGGAAGAGTATTGTAGCTTCTGTAAAAGCTGGTAGCTCTGGAGGAAGACCGGGGCAGTGGAGTGCTCGTAAAGCTCAAATTGCCACAAAGCGTTATAAAAAAAGAGGTGGTGGGTACAAAGGTGCTAAATCATCTAGTAATAGATTATCTAAATGGTCAAAACAGAAATGGGATTATGTCAGTAAGGGAGATGAAAAAAAGCCAAGAGCTAAGAGAGGTCGTTATTTACCTGAATCAGTTAGAAAGAGTCTCAGTGCCTCAGAGCGTGCGGCTACCAATAGGAAGAAAAGACAAGCTTCTGCCAAGGGTAAGCAAAGAGCAAAATACAGTAAAAAGGTAGCTAGAAAAGTAAGAAGAGCGTGAAGTTGAACACAAATATATCTATTGAAAATATTGTTACAATACTTACAATGGTATGTGCAGTGACATTAGCATTTAGCTTTATGAAATATGATATCAATGCATTACAAAAAGAGTTAAAAACAAAAGCTGATAAAGAATTAATAACATATAAAATAGATGTAATGATGGAAGACATTACAGAAATAAAAGAAATACTAAAGGAGAAAAGAAAATGAGTAAAGCAATATTAGCAAGTATTATAGATAAAGCTAAAGATCAGATTGTGGAAAAGTATGCAGATGATATGGTAGATCACATACAATCTGATGACTTTAAAGAACAGCTTGCATCTAAAATAAATAAAAAAATTGATATTCCTTTTGTTAGTGAGGAGAAAGAACAGATATTCTTTGAGAAGTGTGTTGACCTTGTTACTGATATAATAGAAGGATTGGTAAAAAAATAATCAGTGCCAAAAAGATTATATCAAATAAAAGATTTTTCAGGGGGACTGAATAATCTAAAAGACCCTGCCGACATATCAGATAATGAAGTTGCAGATGTATCTAATCTAACCTTTACTAAGCAAGGTGCGATTGGTGGTGCATTTAATATGAAGGATAGTACTAATAATTTATTATCTGCTTATGATACATCACATATAGACCATATAGAAGCTGGTTACGGACTAGGATATTTTGAGACAGATTTTGTTCGTGATGGTGTTACTCAAGAAGTAACTACTGCTGATAATACAGGTGGTAGTGAAGATGGATTTCAGCAAAATACAGGAACAAACGCACTTGAAATGAAAGTTAATGGGTCTGCCGTTAATTTAACTACATCATATCCTGTAGGTACTAGAATTCTTATTACTGCACCATCTTTTCCAGCTAACTCAATAGATGCAAATGGTCAAGGAATATATACTGTTGTAGGTCATAGTGGTAATAATATTATTTTAGATAGAACAATTAAAATATCTGTTGAGACAGGGCAGATATATTGGGCGGCTACCGTAGTGGGCTTCAGTACTGGTGATAAAGTGTTGTTACTTGCACATCCTGATGAGCACAAAATAGATGTGTATTCTACAAATACAGCAGGTACTAATTGGCAAGAAGATAGTATTACACTTAGATCATCTGCTACTGGATTAAATTCTAAAGTATTATATCATAAAATAGATGACTCAATTAGATGTTTCGACACTACTGACAAGAATAATAGCAAAGTACAATGGTATGGCTGGATAAACAGAAAACATTTTCAGTTGTTAACAGCTCTAGCTGGTTCAACAACTGATGATAATTCTTATTTAGGATATTTTGCAAAAGATAATGATTTAGCGAAACCAACCAATGGAGATTGCGTGGATGGTGGTACTACACCTGCTGTATCTACATTTCCTACTGCTGGTAATGGGTTTGATTTTAACATATCTACAGACACCAATGAAGAAGGATTAATTAGGTCTGGGGATTATGTATTTGCACAAAGTTTTATTTATGATGATAATCAAGAAAGTTTATTAACTGAATACTCTACTACTGTTAATGTAGCTGATGCTGATGATTTTAAAGTATTTTCTGTAAATGTAGGAGCTAAATCTCCTTATGATCCTAGGATATCTGGTGGTAGAATATATATAAAAGAAAAAGATTCTGATTCTGAATATTTATTACTTGTAGATATTAATCTAACCAAAGGATGTAGAACTAATTTATCTGATGAATATACTACGTTTAGAGATGGTGGTAGTTCTAATTATAGTAGTCCTACAACTAGTGCCTCAGATAATCTTATTATAAAAGATTTAAATTTTATTACTTATGAAACTATTAATGGTTATTCTTCTAGTATATTTAGTAATGCATTAGGTGATCAAGGTGAATTTTGGAAAGATTCTACTGTAGCTAATAATAGAGCATTTATATGTAATGTTACAATGAAAGATGAAAATTCTGGCAACACTAAAGCTACAGCACCTGTTAAGAATTATCCTGATAGGATTATGTATTCTATGCCAAATAGATTTGATACTTTCCCATCATTTAATTTTATAGAAGCGGCTAAGGGAGATGCTGATTATTATACAGCTATAGAATCTTTTGCAGATAGAATACTGGCATATAAGCAGTATAGCTTAGATATTATAAATATATCTAGTCCCAGTGATACTAATTGGTTCTTAGAAGATAGTAAGAATTATATGGGAGTAGAATTTCATGGTGCAGTTGCTAAGACTCAGTATGGTATAATATGGGTAAATAAACAAGGTTTGTATTTTTATGATGGCTCACAAATAAGAGATCTATCTGAAAATAAAATAGATGATGACACTTGGTATAGTTTTGTAACAATAAATTCTATGGTAATATATGATGAAGCTACGAGCTTAGTATATGTAATTAAAAATTGTGCTAGTGATGGTGATGCTTATGTATGTGATTTAAAGAAAGGTAACTTTACATTCTTAAAAGATTTTACACATGATGGCATTACGAATGTAGTGCACACTAATTTTTCAGATAGTACTAATGCTTTAGTGGGTACTGATGCTGGTTC